GTACCTTGATCGTAAGATAATACACCTTTATCAGCATCATCAGCATCACCAAATAAAATTTGTCCATGACTTGAAGTTCCACTTAAGATATTGATAGCCGCAACTCCGCTATTCTCTACCGCTAATTGTGCATCAGAATGTGCATCTACTGTACCAGCACTTGCTTTAAAAATGTGCAAATTAGTGTCTCCTGACGCTATGCCAATACCGACATTCCCAGCACTTGTAATAGACATTCTTGCATCGCCTTTATTAATCGTATCTGCTCCAGATACAGAGCTAGTGCAAAAATGCAATGTTCCACTTCCATTTGCACTCGTAAATTCGTGTACTATTCCAGATTTTACATAATTATTAGCAGAGCCATAACCAAATCCAAGCCCAATAGAGTCTCCAGTTGGGTCAAGGTCTGCATTACCACCTCTAATTAATAATTGCAAATCCTCATTTGATGAACCACCTGTATCGTAAATTTGTACAATGTCTACTTTTTTTTGTGGTGAATCTGTTCCAATTCCAATGCCAGTTGAACTCATTCGCATCATTTCAGTAGTACCAGCTTCAAATGCTAATTTTGTTGCTCCCTCTGGTGCAAAGATTCGTGCATCTTGAGTTGTACCGTCATCTTGAAAGAATTTAATTTGAGATGCTTGACTTGTAGTTGGAACAAATTCTAATGTAGTTGCTACTGAACCGGGAGCATCAAGTCTTAATGTACCTTGTATTATTTCATCGTATGTATTTGTAGCACTACCTTCTACAGTTAGATCACCAGATATAGTAACATCTCCAGAGATAGAACCCCCGGCTAGAGACATATTTAATCTATTGTTTGTGGTATCTAAAGCCGCATTAAGGGCTTCTTGTGTGGTTACTGAATTTGCCGTAACGGCATTGCCTGAAGAATCTAGAAGTACCTTGTTTAGTATTTCTTTTGTGGTAAATTTGTTTGCCATAATCTATCCTATATTTCCACCACCACCGCTTAAAAGCATCCATATAGTTAAATTATATGTCGTGAAACTTAGTCTAGATCAAGACAAATAATCAATCAATAATATTATGTAAAACTAGCTGGGACTACTGCCCTAGTTCCTCCAGTCTTACTTCTTTTCTTTGTGCCATATTTCTTAATAGCCATATCAAACTTTGCTTCATGCCTCATCATTAGGTTCATTGCAACCTGTGCTCTATTACCATCTGATGTTCTACCTGCTCGATCCATGTATAAACACTTCTTTACATAATCTACAATCGCAGAATGATATAAGTTATCAACATCTGGAGTGTCTGTAATCGCAGTAACTTTACTGGGATTACCATAATAGTGCAAAAGCAAACCATTTGTAACAGAGTGGTCAAATGCTTGATATGCTTTTCTATCTGTTCTTGATTCTCCAGTTGAAGAGAATGTTGTAATTAAACCTAAATGATCCCCTCTAATAAAGTACAATACCTTATCCTCTGGGTATTTTATATTGCTTGCCATTATGAAGGCTCCTCTATTGCAGACTCTGATGTAATATCAAACATTAATGGCTCACCATCTAACACCCTTGGAACCCTTATATAGTCCCCGTCATTATCCATCACATCTACTCTATAAATTTTGTTTATTCCCATAACATTATTAGACGTATCTCTACGGCCATCAGACAAATCATAAAACATTTGATCTGCTACAATATTTATTTTAGCAGACATAGACTTCTGCGAGTATTGACCAAGCTCATTCAATGCATCATTAATTAAAGATATAATATATGTTTCTGGAGCATCAGGAAAAACCTGTCTAACCCTACTGATAATCTGTTTTACTGTTAAAGAATGTATTGCCATTATTTCAACGCCTGTATTCCTTTGTCATAATCTGCCTGTAATTTAGCTTGTTGTTTCTCATACTTACCATACTCACTTGCATCAGCCGCTAGTCTTGCTTGAATTTCATTTCCATACGCCTGAGCAATGTTAATCTTGGCCTGTATCTCATTGGCATATCCTTGAGCGGCATTTAATAAGCCACTTACTACTTGATTGTAACCACCTACCTGAGCCATTCTAGCATTAACCTCATTAGAAAATGTTTGTGCTTCATTTGCAGATGCATTAGCCTCAGCTAAAAAACCATTACCAACTTGAACATGACTAGATGCCAGCTCCACATCTTCATTAGAAGAGTTGGCCGAAGTTACCGCTAAGTCAAATTCTAAATTTGCTAATTGAACAGCGGTATTAATTCTTCCAGATGCTGTCGTTATAGCCGCTAAAGCTGTATCTACGCCTGCATCGACCTGTGTCGCTGACTCTCCAAGCTGTGTAACAGCATCGTCTACTTGAGTATTGATTAAATCACATATAGCTTGAGTTTCGTCTAGCTCTGTGTTAATAGCAGTTAAAGCAGTTGCCACATGAGAATTGCTAGACTTGCTAGCCATTAAATTTTGCAAAGCTTTTATTGCCCCATAAATAGGCACTAGATACTCAGCATCATCTGGAAACTTAGCAATGGTGCTGTCGCCAAATGCTACCGTAGGATAACTCAATGTATGCACATGGGCATTTTGAGCATTAGTAGGCGAGGGCACAACAACTAAAATATTATTTGTAACGTAGTAAGCAGGGTCTGTAGTGGTAGCCGCCATCATATCATCAGCATCTCTAATACGTCCATTTAACTCAGCAGGTACTTTTCTACAGGGCTGATTAATCGTACCATCGTCTCTAGTGACACTAAGCACCTCAGAACCCAAAAGCGTAAGGCTTGAACTACTACTGTTTAAATCATTTGAAGTTGTAAACAAAGCTTGCTTTGACCTTGGCAGTGTATTCAAAATTTCTTTAGCACCATCTGTTAAAAACTGACTTAACTCTGCTTGCGTAGGAGCAGTTCCACTGCTATCTATAGCTAAACTTGTTAATCCCTCTACTTGTGCTTCAAATGTTGCCATTATTTAGCTCTCCTAACTTTCCTTGCTACCGCTTTACTATACTTTGCCTTGGGTCTTCCAGATGCTGTAGCTTTTCTTTTCTTTCTATTTGTAGCCGCTTTCTGACTTTTGGTTAGGGTTTTTCTAACAGACTCTGGTAAGTAACGACCACGTTTCTTCTTTGGTTTCTTTTTGTCACCCTTACTCACGTAATCCCATTTTTGTTTAGACCACTTAGACAATTTATTTTTAGATGACTTTTTACCGGAATACGTTCCCCCCATATCCTTATAATACTTTACAGCAAGTTGCATAGCTCTAGCAGAATGTTTGCCACCCATCTTAGCCTTAGCCTTTGCCTTTGCTCTTGCCCACTTAGCAGGGTCTCTTTTCTTTGCCGTTGCCATTACTTCTTAATCTTCTTAACTTTACCGTTTTTTGTTCTAGCAAACTTATGGGTTTTTGTCTCTCTTATCAAGGTTCCATAATGCTTCTTACCACCCCACATCCAACTAACAGTTCTAGCCATTACTTTTTCTTTGTTGATGCGTGCTTCATTTGAACTTTGAAACTTGCCATTAAGCTAGAACCTTTATGAGATTTGTAACCACCTCTAGGGTTCTTCATTAATTTATAACCTTTCCCAGCTTTCATCCAATGATAACCAGTAGGTGCTTTTACCTTTTTATTCATAATATCCTACCATTTTACTTTATTAGCCCACCATGCCGCAGACATTTTACCTCTTGCAATGTTTTTTGCATGACGTGCCTTAAATGATTTACGCTTTGCTTTCATCCTAGCAGACTCACCTTTTTTTGGCTTACCTGCTGTCCCAGACAAAGTTCCAACTCTTTTTCCCTGCTGTCCAAACCGTATCGTCTTTATCTTGCTACCTTCTTTCGCAACAACGATATGTGACTTTGTAGGGTGACTTGGAGTTCTTTTTGGTTTGTTATACCCACTAACACCTGCCCTTTTTAATCTTGAATCTTTTTTCTTAACCGCCATAACCTAAATTTTTTCTCATTTTAGCTGTGTTGTCAGAAATAGACTGCACCGATAACTCTACATCTGTTCTCTTTCCCATCTGTGATGTCATCCACATGTTTGTAGTAAATTTACTTTCAGATGCTTTTTTGCCACAGTACTTGCAGTAAAACCAATTTCCTTTGTTTTCTTTCTTACAATGTATACAATTATTCATATTATCTCCTTTTAGGTTTTAGGGGCTATCTTTTATTGACAACCCCTACAGTACCTAAAACTGTTATCCTTATGTATTCGGATTAAGCACTTGCTGACTCAACAAGAACAACTGTTCCAATAGCAACTGGAACATATCCACTTAGATGCCAATTCACACCGTCACAGATAAGAGTCATTCTTAAACCTTCAATAGCCTGAGAAACAGAACCATCTACAGTTATTTTTGAGAGTCCGTCAAAGTCATCTACTGTACTATTAGCCGCACCTGTAACAACGTAACCATATATATCAGTTCCGTTTGCTCCAGTTGTTATGCTAAAGTCTGCATCATCGTCACAGTTAACAGTAAAACAAAAGTCATAGCTACAACCTGCTATGGCATCAGATGCCGTTGGCAAGGTTAAAGCTACATTATTGTCAACCGTAGACATATCTACAGCAAAAAGAGTTCCAGACTCAGCCGCAGTCAGTGTTCTTGTCACTGCCGCAGAATTGTCTATTTTTTGAAACGCTTTTTCACCAGTTTGGAAACTTGAACTATTTGCGTTTAAACTAGCTGTTTTCATTATCTAACTCCTTAATCGTGTTCTAAGTTAAACAAAGCATGAGACTCAGAAAGACTTACCTCTAAACCGGCTTCGGTTAGAATCATGTCTTTTCTCAAATCCTCATCAGCACCTTGAACGTTGGTCATAACCTGTGTATCACGGTTAATTCCATTTCCAATCAAAGGACGATAAGAAACTTGACTCATGTCAGCCATTAGCATGTATCCAGCCGCAATTCCTCTGAAAAGTGGTTCTTTAACAAGATTAAGAGTGCCGTGAATAGTATCAATTACCATTACGGAGTGACCGAAAGCACCATTCCTAGTTGTCATGTCAATTCTGTAATTATTAGCAGAATGACCCATAGAAGCATCTAAGAATTTTCCATCGCCTAACTTGTTAAAAAACGTAATCACTGGTAAGGAACACAAGACTAGCTTGTCAGAAGCACCACCACGAGCAGGATCAAAGATTACTTCAAGATCACTAAGTAATCTATCGTAAGTCATTTCTGCCTGTGCAACACTTCGATAGTATGAACTACCTGAGCTATAGCTAAAGTCAGCATCGTTTACAGTTGGATTTACATTTTTAAGGATGTGACCTACAATTCCTTCAGAGTATTGGATGCCACCTTGGCGAGCTTTTTGACCAAAGAGCATAGCTCTTTCAATGTCAATTTTATGCTCACGTAGTTTATCAGCCCATAACCTGCTCCACTCGTCTGCATACCCACGATAGCGAGTTGCATACGCTGTGTTTGTCATCTCAGCGGCTGTCTTAAAAATCTGGGTATACCCATAATTATCTTCAAGCTCTGTTGAGAAAACGTCAGGAGAACCAGAACCTTCCTCAAAGGAAGTACCGATTATCTGAGCTTCATCATTATCAGCAAGAACATTGTACCCAGAAACGTTTGCGTTTGAGACATCAATAATCTTACCTGTAAATGAAGTTTCGCTACTACCATGTGTTACTGCTGAATCAACCCTAACGACCACTTGCCCAATTCCAACATCACCTGTACGAGATGCAGTTTGAACAGCGATAACCATTCCTTTTAACAGATAGTCAACAGAGGCTCCACCAGCAGTGTCAACAGTAAACGCATAAGACGTTCCTGCGGACACAGCAGAACCACCGTTAACGGCTCCTTTCAAAAGAAGAGAACGGTCAGTAAAGTTGATTTTATTACGATTTTCCAAGTAACGAAATACTGGATCATCGGTAGGTGCTTTGGCTACTTGAGAAAGATACACAAAGAATGGAGATTCTTCAGGTGCTAATTCTGCTACCCTGTCCCCAAAATTAAATATCCGTCTTCTATCGGGAGCCTGACCTACACCAGCAGAGGTGGTAGAAGCTGTGATATCACTGGACTTTAAAGTGCCAGTATTGTATGATATTGCCATTTTATTACCTCTTGGTTTGTGGTTTGTTTGTTATGTCACGGTAACCGCAAAGAGCCACTATTTCCCATGACGGCATCAAAAATCTTATCAGTATCATTTTTTTGTGATGTCTGAGGTTGACCTTGAAGAACGCCAGCAGTCCTAGGGGCTTGTTTAGCCGCATTTACCGCTTCCATTGTATCGTTGTTAGCAACGGATTGTCCGCTTTGCATCTGCCAGAGCTTTACTAAGTTATTCAAACCTACTTGCTCCTTTGGCTTTGTAGTGAATTGCAAGAAGTCATTAATGTCATTATCTGACATTTTATACGTTCCTCGTAATTCATTTACAGTATTTTGCATTTGCATTTCAGCCTGTATCTGTTGCTGTTGTTGGGATAATGCAGAAGTCAATCTTTGATTCACTAACGATTCTATCTTATTGTTTACATATCGCCCTGATTCAGAGTTTTCATCTGTAAAAGCATCCCAAGGATTAAAATCATCCTTCCCGACACTAGGTTCGTTTTGCTCTTGAGCTTGTGGTTGAGCTATACCGTTTTCAAGTGCCTGTACTAAGTCAGGTCTCTGCTCCAATAATTGAAGTATTTGAGCACCTTGTTGCAATCTAGCATTTTCGGCTTGTGACCGATCATACATTGACTGAAACTTTTTTGACTCAGCTTCATAATCTATTGAAGTAGCTGGTTCCTGCACCGGCTCTTGAATTGCATCTGGACTCTCAGGCCCAGCCTGTTGATTTACGATATCTTCCACGAAATTCTCATTAGTTACGACTTGATCGTTTTGGACATTTACTTCCTGTTGTTCTGTTGTAGACATAGTTTCTCCTTAGATGTCTCTAGGCTTCTGGAGTAGAACTGACTTTTCTCTGAACATCTTTCAGATTACCAGCCAATTTCTCCACCTCTAGCTTCACCTCGTTTTCTAGTTTTCCACGTTGTACCCTTCTATCTGCTTTAGATTCAGAATTGATTTCGGATAGTCTAGTTTTAAACTTCTCAACTTCAACTCTCTTTCTATCACTGACAGACTCTCTTTGGGCAGTTTGCAAGTCACCCTGCAAATTCTTTATTTGTTCCTCCATTGCTTGCATTTGCTGTTGTAACAACTGCTTCTCTTCTGTTCTACGCATAATACCTTCTTTATCAAACAATTCAGGATTCTTTTTTAATACCTCGTAACGATCAACAATTCCCATTTGGAACGCCTCTAAGTACACTGCAAGTTCTGCATATTTACTAGAGGGCATAGTTGATCCGGGCTCAATTCTTACATCATGTTGATCTAACATGTGTCTTTCTTTC